TGGTTTATATAATGACGCGAATGAATTATTAGCCGTTGCAAAAACTTCAAAACCAATTGAAAAATCATTTGATAAAGAAGTAGCAATTAAAGTTAAATTAGACTTCTAATCGGAGAATAAAATAAAAACTATGGCCCACCTTAATTTGGTGGGTTTTTAGTTTTAAGATATTTATATACGATATGTTAAAACGAATACCAAAGTCAGATATTAGTATTAGGCCATTTAAAGCCTATAAAGAGTGGGATGAATTATCAGCTAGTGCATCGGTGTTATTTGCCGAACTTGGTGATTATACAGAAACCGAAATGGTCAATATAACACAAGGTCATTTAAGTGGTTCAACTTATAATAAACATTCATTGTACGGACAAGTTAAATCTACATTTTATAATGGTAGGGAAGATAATCCAATTGAAAGATTTGGTATAAAAACAAATGGATTTACAATATTTACCAGAGCTAAAGAAAGATATTTAAGTGGAAGTGCAACTGTTATATCTGTTCCTCAAAGTTGTGTAGGAGAAGGAATTAAAAGAGGTTCGGTTATTTTAAATGATGGTACAAGTCAATATGTGGATGATGGATATGGTAATTTATCAGCGGAAGCTGCCAATGTAGTTTTAGAAACTATAAATTTTAATAATGAACAAATTATATTCCAAGATTTGTCCGAAGCTTTGATTTCTTTTGAGATAGTTCAATTAAATTTAGAAACCAATATATTAGAAGTTGTATATAATACTATACCATATACATTAGAATTAATAAAAATAGATTTTGAAAATGATGTTTTATTGGTTGAGTCTATTCCATTTTTGGATAATATTATTAATAAATTGGGTAATGTTTTTTATAACCAAGGTTTAATTGTTTTAACCGAAACAACAAATTTTAATACATCCAGTTTTGATTTAGATTTTAAATCAACACAAACAATATATGAAAATGAATTTTTATTAATAGTGAATCCGGATGAATTTAATTTTTCAACCAATCCAACATCGGTTGAAACTATTGGTATGGTCGTTACTTCTTCAATAGAACTATACGATAAATCAAATCCAAATTCAAAAACATATATTAAAAAAATTATTACCAATGCAGGTACACAATATGTTAAGAAAAAATCAATTACTAGTACAGGTACAATAGTTGATTATAGATTTAGTGGTTCGGTAACATCATCTATAACACATGATTATATTAAAGCTGGGTTTGAACATTATGAATTAAGTAGTTCAGTTGATACCACCGGTTCATTTTTAACACCTATGATTACAACAATTGGTTTATATAATGATGCGTGTGAATTACTAGCGGTAGCTAAATTACCTCAACCTATTAAATCGGAACCGGATATTCCTGTAAACTTTATTGTCCGTTTTGATACATAATTTATATTTATAAGTAAAATAAAAACAATATGTCTAAAATTTTAGAATTATACAAATCAGGTCAATCATCTTTGGGTGTTGACAAAATCGGGTTTCAAGCTGGAGTAAATGCAAAAACACCATATACTACAAATGATTTAAAGAAAGCAGATGAACAAGTTTTAACTGCAGCAAAATTTAAAACAGGTAGAGGTGGTACTATAACTGAGAAAAAATACTCAGATACGAAACCAAAATAAACCAATTTAATGGCAAAAAAAGTTACAAAAAAGAACAATCCAAAATGGGTTGCTAAAAAATATGGATTTAAGTCTGGTTTAGAAGAAACCATCTCTCAACAAATAGAATCACATGGAATTAAAGTAGAGTATGAGACCGAAAAGGTTCCATACATAATTCCTGCATCCACTCACCACTATCATCCCGATTTCAAACTACCCAATGGTATTAGAATAGAGACAAAAGGTAGGTTTGTGGCAGCTGACCGTAAGAAACACTTATTGGTTAAAGAACAAAACCCAAATATGGACATTAGGTTCGTATTTTCCAATTCAAAGAACAAAATCACCAAAAAGTCCAAAACGACCTATGGGGATTGGTGTGAAAAGAACGGATATAAGTATGCAGACAAAATCATCCCAAATGAGTGGTTTTTAGAGGAAAATAGACCATAAAATATTTGGTAATATCAAATATTTGTCGTATATTTAAGTCGTGTTGAAGCAAAATGATAAGAATATAGTCGTATCTACCCTTACTGGTATTTTAGGTAGTTATCTCAATCTGAAAGGGAATGAGTTAGCTTTCTACTGTCCTTTCTGCAATCACCATAAACAAAAATTACAAGTTAATACGGAAACCCAAAAGTGGCATTGTTGGACTTGCAATAGTGGTGGTAAAAAATTGACATCTTTATTAAAAAAGTTAGATGTTGATAGAAAGGTCATTTCGGTAATTAGAGAGATATATGGGGATAGCAATTATAACCCACAATTAGAGGATGCCGATACAAAGGTGTTCATTTCCCTACCAAAAGAATTTATAAGTCTTAATGAGACTCCTAAAGGGTTTAATCCCGAATATAAACACGCAATACATTACCTTACTCAAAGAGGAATAGGTATGAAAGAAATAATCAAATATAATATTGGTTATTGTAAGGAAGGTTTGTATAGTAGACGAGTAATTATACCATCATACAATTCCGATGGTACATTGAATTACTTTGTTTCTCGTTCTTATTATCAGGAGGAAAAAATGAAATACAAAAACCCCCCAATCTCCAAAAATGTAATATGTTTTGAGTCACAGGTAAATTGGAATGAACCGATTATACTTTGTGAAGGTGTATTTGATGCAATCACAATTAAAAGAAATGCTATACCACTTTTAGGTAAGTTTCCATCCAGAATATTGGTTGAGAAAATCTTTATGAGTGGAATAAGTGATATTATTATTTCGTTAGATAATGACGCAATAAACGAAGCACTTAAAGCAGCCGAATATTTTAGAAAAAATGGTATTCATGTAAAAATGATGTACCTTAAAGATAAAGATGCCGCAGATATGGGGTATGAAAAATTCTACGAAGAACTAAAGAAAACTAAAGAGTTTTCATCCGAAGAATTATTGTTAAACAAAATAAACTCACTATGAGTAGTAAATTAAAAACAATTTACCACATTGCCGATGTACACATCCGTAATGTAAAAAGACACAAAGAGTATAGACAAGTATTTGAAAAAATGTTTGTAGAAATTCGTAAAAGAGGAACCGAAGATGCAATTATATATTTAGCAGGTGATATTGCCCATGCTAAATTAGAAATGTCACCTGAATTAGTCAACGAAATAAGTTGGTTATTCAAAGAGTGTGCTAAAACTTGTCCTACAATTCTTATTACTGGAAATCACGATTGTAATATGAACAATATGGATAGAATGGATGTTCTTACTCCATTGGTTGATGCATTAGAATTAGAAAACTTTTATTATTTAAGAGATACACAAGTATTTTCTATTGGTGGTATTGAGGATTGCTGCTGATAAACTATTTGGTAATAAAAAAATTGCATTATTCCACGGACCTGTTGATAATTCTCAAACTGATATTGGATATGTGGTAAGTAGTAGACATTTTACAACGGATATATTTGATGGTTTTGATTTAGCCTTATTGGGTGATATTCATAAGCGTCAGGAAATGATTAGTCCGAAAGGTTGTAAGGTAGTTTACGCAGGTTCACTAATTCAACAAAACTTTGGTGAGACATTGGATAGACATGGTTTTTTAGCATGGGATTTAGACACAATGACCTATGAGGAAATTGACATTCAAAATGACTATGGTTATTATACTATGGATATTGACAATGGTAAGGTTCCAGTTGTAAACGATATGCCAAAACATCCTCGTTTAAGAGTAAGATTGTCAAACACCGATACTGCGGACACTAAAAAAGTAATTGCAGAAATCAAAATGAAATATGGTGTTGATGACTTTACAATTATTAGAACGGACTCCCTTTCAAAAAAGAAAACAGGAGATAGAAGTAATAAATTAGACTTTGAAAACATTGCAGATATAAACTACCAAAACTCTTTAATAAATGAGTATGTAGAAAGAATGATGCCATTTGTTGATGCAAAAGACTTGGGTGAATTAGAAAAGATAAATAGAGATGTCAATAGTAGAATTACACATGAGGAAACTTTAAGAAACATTTATTGGAAACCGATTAGATTTGAGTTTTCTAATATGTTTAGTTATGGTGAGGACAATAAGATTGATTTTAGTAAGTTAAACGGATTGATGGGATTGTTTGCACCTAATGCACAAGGTAAGTCATCTATATTTGACGCAATTTCATTCTGTCTTTATGATAAGAGTAGTAGAGCATTCAAAGCACAAAATATCTTAAACAATAGAAAGCAAGATTTTAGTTGTCATTTGCATTTTCAAATTGAAGGTATAGATTATCATATTGAAAGAACTGCAAAAACTATAAACAAAGGAAAGAATGTTAAAGTTGATGTTCAGTTTTATAGACAAGATGGTGATGATAGAACTTCTTTGAACGGAACTGAAAGGAGAGACACAAATGCCGTAATTGAACAATATGTTGGTAAGTATGAAGATTTCGTATTGACCACACTATCGTTACAAGGTAATAACTCTATATTCATTGACAAATCACAAAGTGAGAGAAAAGACTTACTTGCTCAATTTATGGGATTGAATGTTTTTGACAAATTATACGATACTGCAATTGAAGATATTAAAGAAGTTTCAGTATTGATTAAAAACTTTAAGAGAAATGACTTTACTACCGAACTTGCAGATAAAGCAAATGACTTAAAAGATAAGAAAGGTGAGTTAAAGGATTTAGAAACTGAATTAAATAGATTAAATGCTGATAAAGGTGGGTTGGATAGTGTTATATTAGATTTGAGTAGAAACCTTACTCCTATTGATGGTAATTTAGACTTACCTACATTGGAAGCAAAAAGAGATGACTTAAAGTTACAATTAGAACAATTAGAGAAAGACTATGAAGCAAAAGACTATAAAATTGAAGATTATACGATATTACTTACGGAACTTTCACAATCAATTGAAGAAAACAAAACTATAAATGACACTCCAATTGAAGAAGCTAAAAAAGAATATGATGTTGCATTAAATTCAAAGAAAAATACAGGACATTATATCCAATTATTAGAACAATCAATTGAGTCTAACCAAAAGAAAATTTCACATTTAGATAGTCACAAATACGACCCGAATTGTAAGTTTTGTTGTGATAATGTATTCGTAAAGGATGCAATGAAAGCAAAAGAGGATATTGTAAAACAAGGTGATGAAATGGAAACCCTAAACATTGCTTATGATACTTTAATTCAACAAATTACAAACTTTGGTGATATTGAAACACAATGGGAACAATATAACGACTTAAAAAATAAATGGTCAAAAGCAAATGTCATTAAAGAAAAGACACAGGCCGAATTGACTGGGTTAGATACAAAGAAAGAATTATTAGAAACCCAATTAGACAATGTAGAAGATGATATTGAAAAGTATTATGAGAATGAGGACACTATTCAAAGCAATAAAGAGTTAGAAAAACAAATTAAAGACTTAGAAATTGCAAAGAAAGGATTTGAGTCGGACATTAAAGATATTACTAAACAAATAGCAACTACAAATGGTTCCATATCATCATTACAGACTTATATAGACAGTATCAAACAAAAGATGAATGAGGTTAAGGACTTAGAAGAAAAGAACCGATTATACACCTATTATTTAGATGCTGTAAAGAGAGATGGTATTCCATATGAATTAATTTCAAAAGCATTACCTGTTATTGAGAATGAGGTAAACAATATTCTTGCACAAGTTGTAGACTTTGGTGTTACAATGGAAATGGATGGTAAATCTATCAATGCAAAGATTGTTTACGAAGACCAGGAATGGCCATTGGAGATGTGTAGTGGAATGGAGAAGTTCGTTAGTGGACTTGCTATTAGAGTTGCACTTATTAATGTATGTAACTTACCTCGTCCGAATTTCTTAGTAGTAGATGAAGGATTTGGAACATTAGACGCAGATAACTTATCATCTTTATTTATGATGATGCAGTATCTTAAAACTCAATTTGATTTCATTTGGGTTATTTCTCACTTAGAACAAATGAGAGATATCGTAGATGGATTAATAGAAATAAAAAAAGTAAATGGGTTTAGTAAGATTGATTTCTAAGAACTACCTTATCAGCCTTCAACACACTAGATTGTGGTTTTGAGACACCGACGTGTTTCTTAATTAGATTTTCAACTAGACTACCCATTTTAAACCCGTGTTCTTCACAATACCCTTTGAGAAGTTCATGGGTTTCTTTTTTGATTTGTAACATTGCGTATTTCATAACTTATTTAGTTTTCTTTAGTATTATATAATGTATATTAGTTTTCTTTAGATAAATATGACATAATTCTTTTTTTAGAGATATTTATTTAAAAATATACATGGCTGTTATAAAGAAAACATTATTCCCAAAAAATTTAAGTAATTACTCTGTATTAATTAATGATACGGACCCTAATAGTAGATACTTTAAAATAAGTGAATTACCAGATACATTTACAGGTGGTAAAAATGCATTTCTAATCGCAGGTTCTGAAGAATTGGTTCCTGATACTAAAATACAAATTGAATTAAAGGATTCTGCCGGTAATATAGTTTATCACGAACCAGGTGAAGGTTTGATTTCATCATCAGTTAATGGTGAGTCATTTATATCGGAATATTATGA